CCGGTAATTAAGTGGAATTTTAGTAGAATTATCTACTTTGTTATATTCTGGTTCTGAATCTAATTCAGAACAATTGTCACACAAACCTGGCAAACCATTTAAAGTTTGTATTTCCACTTGACAATTAATACATGATGAAGTTTGCAATCTTGGCTTATTGACTGCTTCGGAAATTATCCTACTCGTATCATGAATAGATTTATTCTCTTCAGAATTTAATCTATCAACTACATCTTGTATTGTTTCGTTATTATTTCTAATAACTTTTTTGGGTTTTTTAAGAGAATTAATAAAAGCTTTCATTTCATCAAATTCTTTTTTCATGGTTCTAACATCGTGGGTGGTTTGTTTTAAACTTAAAGAAGAGTTATCAACTTCAGGCAAACCATCTAATGTGGGAGTTGAACTAGGTAATTTTATAACTTTAATAACAACTAAAGGACCTAAACCACCACCCAATGCATCCCAAGCTGTAGTGGGTCCATGATGATATAATACACATAATTCAGGGGTTACATCAATAACTGTTTCAGCTGTATACATAGATAAACCAGTACTACTAGTAGTGTACAAACCGGCAGATATTCTCCAAGGATTAGGATAAGGAGAACCTATATCAGTTAAATAAGCACTATTAAGTATACCATTAATATCATCGTCCACAAAACAACAACCTTCTGGAATTGGACCACTATCCAAACCTTTTAATTCCATAGAACCAACGTTAGTAGCACTTGGTGATACGTTGGCTAAACCATATAAATTATACTTATATAAATATCTACCTGGATAATTAAATTGAATAGAATTGGCTGTAGCATCAAATTTAACTAATTTTAAAGGTGATGTGCTATAATGATTAGAACAATCAGTTGCTGGATCTCCTCCTTCATAAGCAATACCATTTGGTTGTGCAAATATTTGACCTGTAGAAGGATTACCTGCAAATTTACATTCTAAAGTATCACATTGTAAATAATTCATAGGTTGAATTTTCTTTAATAGATCAATATCATAATGAAT